AAATCAGATAAACCTTCCTAAAGTTAATAAACCTCGAACGCATAATCACTTTTGGTCAGTAAAGAATTTTCGTGAATTGAAGGAATCTTATGAAAGAACTCATCTCAGCTCTCGGCACACTACTCGGTGACATTTACGCCATGTCCATTAAAGCACAAGGCGCACACTGGAACGTTGAAGGCGAAGGGTTCCCCCAATACCACGAATTCTTTGGTGACATTTACGAAGACGTATACAGTGCGGTAGACCCTATCGCGGAAAACATCCGCAAATGTGGTGCCTACGCTCCATACGGCTTAACGATGTTTGACAAGCTACGTGAAGTACGGGACACGAAAGTCGGCACAGACTACGAAGCACTGTGTGAAGACCTTATCGTTGCTAACAATCAAGTGATCGAAAACATTGGTGTTGCTTTCCAAGCTGCGATCAAAGCCAACGAGCAGGGTATCGCCAACTATTTGTCTGAGCGTGATGACACGCACAAGAAGTGGCGCTGGCAGTTGGAAGCATCCGTCGCTTAACCCTCACTATTTTACGGGAGTAACCCTTGCCTGTCATTGACATTACCGAAGACGTACTTTTTGAACTAGGTCTCGTCGCTAGTTCTAGTGCTGGTGCAGCAAACGTCCCACCTTCAATCAGGTGGGACTGCTCTATTGGTAGCATCCCGTTCCTGTTTGGTATCGATAACGATAAGCCGATGATTCGGGAAACGTCGGACTTCCGTCGTCAACGTATCGACACTGAGCGTAACCCTGGTGAGCAGTCGCTTGACTCTGGTTACTGGATTCGTTCACAGTCAAGCTGGCATTATGGTTCTGGGTTGACGAGTGCTGAACCGTTGGAAGTGAACACTGATGAGGCACAGTTCCGGTATAAGGCCGGTGGCGGTATCAACCCGTGGACACCGGGAGAATTGACTCTCCTAAATTCTACCGAAAAAGTGTACACGAATAGTGCATCATTCCAGCCTATGCTGGGTGTGGGTACTGGTGTGCTTACTGCGTCAGGTAACACGTTCCATCATATCGCTAACGACAATACTCATACTGCTATCACTTGGGGTGGCACTGCTGACATTTTGTCGTTGACGAGCACAGGTCAGTATTGGATTCTTTGTGACGATGACGGCGTGTACAAGGGTGCGTTACCGCATGGTACTGGTGCAAAAATTTATAACACTGCTGGCACTTCTGATCGTAACACTATCCGCTGGGTAAAAAACCGTCTCATGCTTGCGAACAACAACAAGATTCATGAGATCACAAATATCGCACCATCGTCAGCTACGCTGCCTTCTGAACTGTTTGCTCACCCAAACCTTAACTGGATTTGGACTGACTTTGCTGACGGACCTAACGCCATCTACGCTAGTGGTTACACCGAGGATACGTCTGCTATCTACAAGATCGGTGTCACTTCGACATCCACTACGGTCACATTATCGCAACCTACCGTAGTAGCTGACCTGCCTCGTGGCGAGAACGTTCTCGCACTGTACTCATATGTCGGTTCGTACCTGATTGTTGGTACAACTAAAGGCGTACGTATTGCTGCATTGCAGACAGACGGTTCTTTGTCTATGGGTCCGTTGATTATTAACACTGCACCAGTAGATGACATGATTGCTTTAGGTTCATACTTGTATGTGACAGTTCGTGATCAAGGTGATGCTGGTAATCATGTGAAGCGTCCCGGTTTGTATCGTATTGATCTTGGGCAGAACATCAACAATACTGCTCTCGCTTTCGCGTCTGCTGCTGACCTCGTGACGAATGTCACTACTGCCGGTAATGCACAGTTTGTTACTATTAGTGACGATAAAGTATGGTTTAGTGTAACGGGTTCCGGTATATGGCGGCAGCAACTAAACGAATACGTGGATGAAGGTTGGATCGAAACGGGTCGCGTCCGTTTAGGTACTGTCGAGTCGAAAGCTTGGCGTGACATGCGCGTACTTTCATCTACCGAATCGGTAGGAACTATTGCAGCGTACGCTTCAGGTAGCGGCGATGCTGCACCATCCACATGGGATCAGATCATTAGTATTTCTACAGACACTACTGACTCTATCGGATTGTTGAACACTGCGTTCCCTGCCGCTGTAGCGAATATGTTCGCTGCATTCAAACTCACACGTGCTGTGTCTGGTTCCACCCCGAAATTTGTGGGCTACCAGATTCGTGCTATCCCCGCCCCCCGTCGTAGCCAGTTAGTGTCAGTGCCAATCATGTGTTACGACTTTGAGTTGGATCGTCAAGGCGTACGGTACGGGCAGAAGGGTGGTGCGTTTGCACGCATGGACATTTTGCGCTTGTTGGAGAAGAACGCTGCCACGGTCATGTTCCGTGACTATACGACAGGTGAATCAGTCGAGGCTTATATTGAAAAGATTTCGTATAAAAGAGTAACCCCACCTACCCGTCAAGTGTCAGGTAACGGTGGTATAGCAACGATCCTTCTACGATTGGTTTAACTGTTATGCCTGACTGGGCTGATACTCCTGGTGAGATCCTCACTGTGTTGTCTATTACGACAATGGTGTTTGCTGGGTTGATGTGGTTGATTAAAGCACAGATCGCGCAGATGAAAGAACTTAAACCTAACGGTGGTTCTTCTATGCGTGACGCTATTAACCGCATAGAGGAACGGCAAATTAATATTCAAGACAAATTACATCGCCACTTGGAGTGGCATTTGGAGGATGAGCATGAGTAAGTGGTTTACTGCTAAGCAACGTAAAGCTATTTATGGTGTGAGTATGGCATTGGTGCCTTTGCTTGTTGTTTTTGGTTTAGTTACTGACGAGCAGGCTGCAACGATTGTTGGTGTTATTGGTGCCGTGTTTAATAGCGTGTTGGCGTTTGGAAATGTGAGTGAAAACTGATGACCGTTTCCCTGAATGGGTGGCCTGTCCCTCCAAAACGCCTTGTGACAATGGCTGTGCCGGGTGCCAACAGGAGATTGACTCTTGCTGCGGATGCTGCACCCTTGCTGATTGCCCTTGCAAGCGACTATCACAAGACAGTAAGGCCGCTTGATAAAGGTCAGACTGATGAAGGTGGCTACAATAACCGTGATGCTAACGGTGCACCTGGCCGTAAGTCGAATCATGCTTCGGGTACTGCGATAGATTTGAACTGGTCCGAAGAGGGCAGGCAGGGTGGTGCTTGGGGTAGGAAGTTTTTTGCTCAGGCTAAAACTAAGCTGGCTGTTGCTGTGTTGAAGAAGCGTTATGGTTCGTGTGTCCAGTGGGGTGGTGACTGGCGTGCACAGGATTTCATGCATTGGGAGATTAAACCTGGTGTGTCTGCTCTTGATATACGTTTGTTGTGTAAGAAATTAAACATTGACAGTAAAGGTGTCCGTAAAGGATGACCCTAGAATACCCCTAGGTGGCCCTGTAAGCCACGCTAACGAGATTTCCCCCTGTAACCTTGTTTGGTTATGGGGGGATTTTTTCGTGCTTTAAAACAGCAGTAAACGTTTACATTATATGTGAAGAATGTTAAAAATATTTTACACATATGAACAACGATAAGCGATAACTTATCACATTTGACAGGTTAAACCGGATAGCAAGTCATAATTGTAGAGTTATATTATTATTAATAATAACACAACTAATACTAATAATACAATTAGTTATATAATTAAACTATATACATTCCGGAACCTGAATTAAGAAATGCCCCCCTACCCCCCACAGATTTATTTCTGTAGCAGGATAAGAGAAGCTTCATTCCGTCACCGTCATTGAAGTTTCTGCCCCACCGTTACCGGCAATCGGACACACTACCGCAAGCATTTGACTTCCGCAAATGAAAGTCTTATCTTGCAGCCATGGCAAAAAAACCAGCACACCTCTCGTACTCACAGTTCACGTCGTACCTAGAGTGCGGCGAGAAATACAGGCTCACTCGTATTGAGCAAATCCCTGAAGATCCAGCATGGTGGTTTATGGGAGGCACTAGCATCCACGCTGCCGCTGACTCTATCGATTACCAACTATTGAAGGAACAAGCATGAAGTTCAAGACCCGTACCCGTAAAGACATCGAGCTGGCTACCACTATCCTCAGCAACATCACGACACTGCTCATCAAACAACACGAACGCATCGTTCAACTTGAACAAGATATCAAATGTGTTCAAGACGATGTTGATATGACACAGTTCGATTGCGAACGCTTGTGGTCTATCGTCCACGCAACGCAAAATGATCTCGATAAAGTCAGCAAGAAAATCAGTAAGGCTAAGAAGTGAGTGCGACTGCATATCAAGCAGGTCTTGATACATTCTATGAAGAGTTTGCCAAACTAGAAGACGAAGGCAAGCAACTCAACCGTCCGTTCCGTGCTGGTGGCAAAGCCACAAAGATGTTCCCGAACAAGGAAGATCGTACGTGGTGGATGGCTGAAGGACCAAAGATGGTGCACGCCTACTACACGTGGCGGCAGCAGCACCCAGAGTTACAGATCTGGCACACACCTGAAGGTGTACCTGGTATCGAACTCGGTGTCATGGTTGAACTGGAAGACGGAACCCTATTGAAGGGTTTGATTGACCGTGTGTTCCAGGACAAGAACACTGGCGAGTTAATGATCGTCGACTTGAAGACAGGCAAAGCTCCTACATCACCGTTGCAGCTCGCAGTGTACCGTCTCATGTTACAGAAGACGTTTGATATTGAGCCTGCGTATGGTGCGTATTGGATGGGTCGTAGTGGCACACTTGACAACGTGCATGATTTGCGGAAGTATCCGATTGAAATGATTTCACGGTGGATGCGTGACGTGAACAAAGGAATCCAACAGGATCTGTTTGTTCCCAACATTGCAATGCATTGTGGATGGTGTGGTTTACGCAGCAAGTGCTATGCTTGGAGTGAAGATGCACCGAAGCCAGATTTCTTAAACGACATAACTATCGAAAGCAAAGGAAAGTAAAGATGACTACACATCAAGAACCAGCACACAAGATGACTGTCAAGGTTTGCGATCAGTTGCGTACCATTCAGGGTTACACGATTGAAGAGTACGTCACTCGCCGTGACGAATTGATTGCGGAACTGCAAGGCGATGTTGAGTTAGTGCAGTTGGCTAAGGCTGCTGGTAACGCAGCGCCACTGGTTACTGTTACTGAAGCGTCAGCTACTGTCCAACCTGTTGCGCCTACTGGTGGTGGTGCACCAGTGTGGGGTGAACCCACTCCACCTGCACCGTTCACTCCACCTTCTGCTCCGCCTGCGTTTGCTGCCGCGGCTGTACCGCAGTGTAATCATGGTGCACGTACTGCACGTGCTGGTCAGGGTGCGAAGGGTCCGTGGAAGGCTTGGTTCTGTGGTTCACCTAAGGGTACACCGAATCAGTGTGACGCTATCTGGGTTCAGCGTGGCACACCTGAGTGGTCTAACTTCCCTGCATAATTAAACAACGGGTCAGTGCTTCGGCACGGACAGCCTGTGGCATACGCGCTGAGTAACAGCATTCGGCGGTGCGCTCTTATGCGCGACAGGCACCCACAAACTTGCTGGGGGTATCGGGGACGGGAAGCGTCGGTACCTCCAGCAGGATCTTCCTAAGGAGCAACAATGAGAAGCCTAGACAGGGCAGTACGGTCGCTTGATAAAGAAGCAATGACCATCCCCATGCCATTCAAAGCATGGACAGATCAACACATTAGCATCCGTCGTGGCGAAGTCAGCATGATCGCTGGCCCACCAGGCGCAGGTAAATCCACGGTAGCTCTCGGTATCGCTATCAAATCACAAGTGCCTACATTGTATGCATCATGTGACTCGCACGAATCCACGATGGCTATCCGTAGTATCAGTATGGCTACGGGTATGGTTCAGCAAGAAGTTGAAGCACGTATCGTGAGTGACCCTGAGTGGGCTTCGATCGTGTTGAAAGAATCAGTCGGACATATCAAGTGGATGTTTGACGCTGCCCCAACGTTGCGTGATCTTGAAGATGAGATCAACGTGTACCGTGAACTGACAGGCAGCAACCCACAACTGGTCGTGGTTGATAACGCTGTCGATATTACGCACGAGTCAGGTGACGAGTTCTCCTCGCTACGTAATCTGATGCGTGAAGTGAAGTGGTGGTCTCGTGAGACTGGTGCAGCGTTTCTGATCTTGCATCATACGAGTGAAGGCTATGAGGGTCACCCGTGTCCTCCTCGTGCCGCATTGCATGGCAAGATTGCACAGATCCCTAGCGTCATTCTCACCTTATCCAGTACGCAGCCTGGGTTTATGGCTGCTGCTGCTGTGAAGAATCGTTACGGTAAAGCTGACGCTTCTGGTAAGACGGCAGTGTGGTTAGAGTATCATCCTGAAACTATGACACTGAAGGACATGGCATGACCTTTGAAGAATGGTTAAACACAGGCATTGATAAAGGTTGGGTAAGTGAACCTGCATGCTACATGCATGACACTCCTCCGCTAACGGACGCTGAAGCTGAAGATTACTATGAAGATGGTAATGATCCGTGCTTGTTTATCTTAAGGATTTGGGACAATGAGTAGTTACAACAAAGCCAAAGGTTCCAAGTTCGAGACAGACATAGAAAACTACACGAACGAGAACGGTTTGAAATGTCGTCGCCTCCCTCGTGCTGGTGCAAAAGATATCGGTGACGCTGCTATCGAGTTACGTAACGGTCACGTTATCGTGATCGAGGCGAAGAACACTGCGGCAGTAAACATGGCACAGTATCTACGCGAAGCTGAGATTGAAGCAGAACACTACGATCAGAAGTATAACAAGACAACCTATGGTGTAGTGGTGCACAAGACTCGTGGTAAAAGTATTGGTAAAGCCAGGGTGACAATGGAGTTGGATACGCTGATCAACCTGTTGAACTGGTCTGGATTGTCGTGACCGACGCAAGGTTTGACATATGGCCCGTACTCGAACACTACGGATGGGATCTACCCCACCAAGGTACAGGTTGGCAGCGAGTGAAATGCCACGCACACGAAGACTCACACGCATCCTGCGGAGTGAACTATGACGCTGGTGCAGTAGCATGCCTAGCGTGCGGTTTCAAAGGCGACGCGATAGCGGTCGTTAAATACTATGAGAAGGTAGGGTACAGGGATGCTGTCCGTAGATGCGAAGAACTTACTGGAGCAAGCGACACAGGCATATCAGGAACAAATAGAAATGGCAGGCCCGTATCTGGCGGCAAGGGGAATCACGAAAGAAGCCGCGCTTACACACCGCCTAGGTTACGTGGCAGAACCCCTAGTGGGGCACGAACAATATCAGGGCAGGTTAGCGATACCGTTCCTGACACCGACAAGCGTCGTCGATATTAGATTCCGTGCACTCAGCGCAGACGACAGTCCAAAGTACCTGTCACGTGCAGGTGCGGAAGATCACCTGTATAACGTGGGTGCTTTCCAGATTGACAGTGACGTGATCGCAATTTGTGAGGGTGAACTTGATACGATCATTACGCACAGCATGGTTGGCATTCCAGCAGTGGGCTTATCCGGTGCAACAAAATGGAAGAACTGGTATGCACGAGCATTCATGGACTACCGTTCAGTGCTGGTCCTGTCGGATGGGGATCAAGCTGGCAGAGATCTTGGCAAAAAGATCGCACAACAAATAGACGTAGCCAACGTTATTGTCATGCCCGATGGCATGGACGTGAATGAAGTGTTCCTCACTGAGGGTAGGGAAGGTGTGCTGCGGAGGATCGGGTTATGATCGCTGGTCTCGCTACGCTTGCAATCGTTATAATAATTGGTATCATTACCGACAGGTTACTGATGATGTACATGGATCACAAGATTGGTAAGGGTGAGTAGTGAATGATCATGTCGGAGGACGAGTGGGTGACGCTGCTAAGAATGATAGCCAAGGTCGGGGTACTAGTAGAATCAGCCGACAGGACGACTGGCTTCATTACGGTAAGGGCACTGCCAGCCCATTCCCAACGTTCCCTCAATGGGGTATAAGCACTGCCGAGTTAGCGTTAGCACAGCAGGACTTCACTACATATGCACGTGACCGCCTGTCAGGCACAGGTCAGGAACAGTACAGTATGCCTGGGCATCAAGCATTTGAGGACATGACAGTGAGTCGTCTCATTGATGAGACACTTGATGAACTTGCTGATATAGTTAACTATTCAACTTTCCTAGCAATTCAGCTTCAACGATTGAAGCGCAAACTGGAGGAAGCATTGTGAAACGTATCGTTGCCATCTCAGATCTGCAATGCCCGTATGAAGATAAGCGTGCAGTTGAGGCAGTAGCACAGTTTATTGAAGACTACAAGCCAGACAGTGTGATCTCAGTTGGTGACGAATGTGACCTGTCACCCATCTCCCGTTGGGTAGATGGCAAGCAACACGCTTGGACAGGTGACCTCAACAAAGAACGCAACCGTACAGTAGAAGTGTTAGGCATGCTGAAAGTGCAGCACGTTACCCGATCTAATCACCTTGACCGTTGGTATAAAACCCTTGAGCGTGTGCCTGCATATCATACACTGCCTGAGATGCGGTTAGAAAAATTCTTCAAGTTCGATGAGCTAGGTATCACGTATCATCAAGACCCTTGGGACCCGACAGGTACGGGCACGACACTACTGATGCATGGTGATGAAGGTTCAATGAACCGTAAGGCAGGCATGACTGCTTTAGGTTTGGCTTTGCGTACGCAACGTAACGTGATCTGTGGACACACGCACAGGCAGGCTGCTATTCCCGAAACGTTTACGTTTAATGGTGATAAGAATCCTCGTGAACTGTGGGGCATGGAAGCGGGCACGCTTGCTGACTTTAACTCTAAAGGCATGTCGTATGCGAAGTTCAAGAACTGGCAGCAAGGGTTCAGTATCCTCACTGT